GTTATGGATCATGTACATGAAGGGTATAATTATTCTGACGACGATATGATTTTTCTATTCATTGACATTTTAAAGAACGATGACAACAGTAACTTGCACTAAATGTAATAATACTATCAGATCTAAACACGACCATGACTATCACATGTGTGGTTGTGACAACCAGACATATGTTTGTGGTGACACCTATGGTGGACTAGACATGAGTTATGTGGTAGCATTAACTGAACCCAAAGAAGAAAAAGAAATTAGATTAGGAACTGAAGCACCACGAAGAAGAACAACTAGAATGATTGATGTAGACATTAGATGAATATTTTTCAGTATGATCAAGTAGTTTCACATTGGACTTTACAAATGTTAAAGACTGAGGTGGAGTTCTTGAATACATGTATGAATAAGAATGCTTGGATTGGTTTGTTTGATGAACCAGATAATCCTGTCGAGCAGTTTATTATAGACTCATATGATTTTCATTTCTCTGACAAGTGTAATAATGTAGTTGGATTTGAATGGTGGATACATGTTGTAGAAAAAAGCAATCATATGATCTTATTTCATGCTGACCATGATGAGCATTTGAGAGTAGAAAAAGATGAGATGAAGTATCCTATGTTGGGAACCTGTCTGTACCTAGATGATGATTCTAATCCCACTATATTTCTTGATACTCAACAGACTAGTGTATATGAAAAACAATTAGAACCTTTTCCTCCCACCAATGCTGTATTTTCTTATGCAGATGAGGGTAAGTTTTTAGTATATGATCCCACATATATACACGGGATATTACCAGGTAGTGACAAACAAACTACTTTGTGGTATAATATATGGGATTACAAACCAGATAATCTTGAGAGGGTTGGAATCTCTCGTCGAGGTTATAAAAATAGTAATGACAACAGAGGTCACTTCATAATAAAAGAGAGGAAAGAACCTACCTTATACTTAGGAGAAACTATTTCTGTTGGTTTAGATGTACATCAAAGACCTATTACTTTGAAAGGTCCTCTTGGATCCCATGGAATAGGTAATTTATGGCAAGTTAAGCAATGATTGAAATTACAGAAGATGATCTTAAAAAAAGAGAAGATCATTATATGGATCTAGCAGAGAAGGGTGAACCTATCCTTGTAACTAAACCAGATGGTAACAAATATCTTATGGTTCCTCAGAACCTAGGAGATATGAAGTATCAATGGGATCACGATGACGGAGCATGATGGATTCAGAACTTATACCTTTATTTCCTACACCACTGTACTGTGCTTCATTAGATTTTGAATTAGATGAAGAGTATATAAAACAGTTAGAGTATGTTAGATATCCAGATGACACTGGTGATGTTTCTGTGAATAAAAATATTCTATTAGAACCTCAGTTTGCAGATCTTAAAGAAGAAATAGATGAACATATGAATAATTTTTATTATGATTATCTACGGTCATCTCAAGGACAACCAGTTAATACAGGATCATGGATCAACGTACATAAACCAAGTGACGCATCACCTAAACATGTACATTGTAATTCATGTTATAGTGGCGTGTTTTATTTGAAAGTTCCTCAGAATAGTGGGGGGATTAAATTTTCTATGGATAGGGAAACTGGATCTCATACTACAACTACCAGTTATTCTCTACCTGTAACTCACAATGCACTGAACTGTAATCATTTTATTAAAGGTGTATCGAATAATCTATTATTATTATTTCCTTCTCACTTAGTTCATTCCACAGAAGAGAACAAATCAGATCAAGATAGAATTAGTTTAGCATTTAATTACTATATTGAGGGTGAGTTGGGCGATGAGACAGGTCGAGTGAATATTAAGGTAATAAATAGTTAAAAACATTTGTGTAATGGAATGGTTACCTCATGTCGTTATAAAGGCAGAAGATGATGCTTGTGTCAAGACGGCTACTACCGCATTAAGAACTCTACACGTTGGGTTTCCTGATCAGAAAGCTACTGTACATCTTATCAGTCAGAATCCTAACATCGTAAAGTATGTTAAAGACTTGTGTGTAAAAGGTGGTCACAAGTTAAATCGTTATGCACATGTACAAGGTTCACAATTAAATTATCAGTTAATAAAAAACAATAGACTACCTATCGTTCTCATCAGAGGTACGGTAGTTTTCCTTGAGGACATGAGTGACTATAGTACTACTAAATTATTTGGTGGTGATACATTACCTTGTAGATATATGTTCAAGGGTAATAAAAAGATAGTTACCATGAGTGGTATAGAAAAGAGTGTAGTATTTGTTGCACAACCACAGAAACTATGTGCTGAAGTAAATTGTTTAACTGCTCTCTGGAGTGTTGATAGTGACCCTAAGGATACTCAGAAATGGGGACAGCAGTGGGTAGTAAAAGATGGTATTGCATACGAACAAGAATCAGGTGTGTTCAACCTGATGTATCACTGGGACAAATCTCAGTTTGCTAACTTCAACAAGAAAACTTCAGCAAAATTTGAGACTGTATTTGCTGGTAATAACTACCCAGAGATGGTAAAGCAACTAGAATCTAATGGAGAAGAGACAGGACATATAACCAAGTACATTGACTGTGCACTTAATGATGATTGGGATGGAATACGAGGAGCTCGTGACACATTGTTTGACAATCTAAAGGAAACAGTGATAAAATAATGCTATATAATACTGAACAGCAGTATTACAATGGCAGAAACCAAGAAAGGAGAGGAGAAACCAAAAGGTCCTCTTGGTAAACTCAAGGATCATATGGATGATAAGGAGGAGCAACTTGCTATCCTATCTACATTTGTGAGACTTGGAATCTTAGTCTGGTCTGGTGGGATATTAACATTAAATTACGTTACGATACCAGGTTGGGAACAAGATAAGATTGATCCGACCTTTATAGCTTCGGTTTTCACAGGAGTCACAGCTACTTTTGGAATCCAAGCGGGAGGTAAGAAAAAGAATGGTGACTCTGGTGGTGGAGCAAACATATCTAAAAAGGATATGGAGATGCTCATAGAAAAAGCAACTCAGGCAGCACCTACTCAGACTATTAAATTAGAAGTACCCGCAGTCAAAATTACATCATAATCAAAATGCAAAAAATTATCAATGCGATCGCAATATCGTCTGGTGTTGTATCTCTTACCGTTGTTATTGGTGGGATATCTTTATATGCCAACAGAGGAAAAATTATTGATGGTGTCAAGTCTCAAGTCATGGAGCAAGTCTCTGGTGCACTGGGTTCATCACTTGGTGGGTTAATGCCAGACACAACTGGTCCTGCAGGTCCAGTACCTCAAGATGCACCTTCAGCACCTCAAGCACCAGGTTCAGTAGGTTTACCTCCTATCAACTAGTGGCATCTAAAGATCAGAACTCCATTGATGGAGAGGAAACAAAAGAAGAGAAGATGGAAAGAGCATTATGTCTCTTTCTTGAATCGGTTCATAAAGCAGACCATTCACTTAGAGGTTGTGCTCACAACCAGAAATGTTACCATGAGCTCATGGAAGTCCGAGATCATGTTCTAGACTACCTACATAACATCAAGCGAACAGGACAATATAATGAATGGAAGGTTGAACAAAGTTCAAATGCTTGCTAAGATCATGCGTATGAAAGATGGTTTGCATCAGCACCAGTGGTATCCTCATTGGGATGATAACGAGAGAGCAGCAGCACAGATGATTCTAAATAATGTTCTTGATGTATTAGATGAGTATTGGGAATGACTATACCAATCCAAACTGTTAATATTAATGACGTTAATGTCAGGAGTTTAAATATTCCTAACATTAACGTTTTTAATTATGATCTACCAACACCTGTCGCACCAGGTCATCCACACGTTACAGAATATATTGGAAGACCTATAGTGAATATTCCTGGTTGTGTTGAAGCACATCCAGATGATAGGAACGCACAGAATTTACCAGAGGATGATTCCTCTAAGGTTATGACCTTGTGTGATGGTGAGGTTCCATCATATGATGCGATGAACTATGAACCAGAGCAGTTAACTATAATAAGAGAGCTACCACCACCTGATGTTGTACCTCCACCAGATCCACCAGGTGCTCCTGAGACACCAGATACTTCTGGAGCAACACCAAAAGATCCAGAGTGTCCTGGTCCTAATCTACCACGCATAGGTGATGTAGCACAGAATCAAAAAGAAAAGGTCAGTGGATATGAACTCCAACCTGACCCTAATAATCAAGGACAAAAAATTTGTGTAGTATTGTATGAGGATATTGGACCTGTCGAACAGTACCTACCGAGTGCTCAGGTAGCATCGACCACCGCAGTCATAGCTACGGTTGCGGGGGCCAGTGCCCTACTTGCAAAGCCTCTAGCTGATCTGCTCCTGAGGGTTTTTCGTCCTGCGATAAAGCAGGCTTTGACCAAGGCCAACGCCATCCTCGGTCGGAAACCGATTCGTCCTTCTCGTTCTGAGGTTCTTGCTGATGAGTATCGGAAGAAGAGAGGTCTAGCTCCTGTAAAGAAGAAACGTCGATAGAATGAGTGTGATCAGGTAATGTACCTGGTGGATTTACTAATACTACATCTGCACAAACAGCATAGTAAGGAGACTTTGGATGGAACATGATACCAGCTTTCATCAATTCCCCGCAATTTTTTAACCTAGCTATTTCAAAATCTAATCTTTTATTGGCAGTCAACTGTGCACGGTATTCGTTGTGCAGTGTGGCTGCTGTTTTACATAGTTCTACTTGTTCTTTATCTAATGGACGTGACCATGTAGCAGACATACCTACGGACACATTGGTATTGTTCTTTTGACCTGTACGAGTAGGAACATAATAGAGAATCTCACCAGGATTATCTGGTACACCATCATCATTTGCGTCCACGTTGTTGTACACAGGATCTTGATAGATCGGTTCGTAAGGATGCTGTTGTGAAATATTTCCAGTGATGTATGGTGTAAAATTAAAGGTAGCACCTTGACATGAGATACCATCACCATACTGTGATGTTACATAAGGACCTTGTAAAACCTGTATTGCCTGGTTGGTCACTGAGCCTGAAGAATTGGCAATCGGGTTTGCTGTAGCAGATACACCACCAACATCTGTCTGTGCGTACGTAGGTACACATGTGAATAGTGCTAACGCTATTGTTGGAAGATTGAGGTTGTGTCGGTGACGCTTGTAACGGTTTGGGTGCGTTGTATTATTGTGTGCGTCTGTAAGCCTGGGCCACTGTAGTGTTCTGTGAATTGGAACGCTGCTCCTGGTGTGCTCTGCACGAAGTTTGGTTTGTTTTCTGTTGATAAATCTAGTCCAGTCCATGTTGATGTCACACCGTTAACGGTATTGTTCTGTGTTGTTGTCGCATCAGGTGCTACGTTAGTACTACCT